AATAATTCATCCCAACGCTGGCCAAGCGTGTCTACTGAACCTGCTAACCCGCCAGCTTCGGCAGAACCAGCACCGCCTACTTGCCCCGCTAGCTGTTCAAGAATGACCTTTTGAGCGCCTGCAGTATCGCCCATTTCTACCATTGAACGAATCATGTCTTTCTGCGCAGAAGTAAAGCTAACACCACTGCGCTTAAGTGCATTAATACCGGCTACAGGATCTTCTAATGCTTTACCCAATTGCAGGGCTTTATCTTTAGCGGTACCGCCAAAAACAGCGGCCATATCCTGAGAAAGTTCCACGGCCTGGGTGAAGGTTTCTCCGCTTACAGACTTAAACGTCTGAAGAACGTTCTGCGCTTCGGTTATTCCCTGCACACTCGCCAGCGTGCTTAACGCAACTTGGTTTGCTTGTTGTTGTAGTTGCTCAGCAGTGAAACCAGCCGCATTACCAGTAGCCCTAACTAGTGCTTCGGTTCTTAGTTGGCTTTTTTCGTATTCATTGAACACCTGCAGCGACTTATAGCCAACCGCAACTAGGCCAGCTAAAGCCGCAGCTAATCCGCTAGTGACTGCAGCACCAGAAGAAAACAATGAATTAACGACAGATACCCTACTGGCCACGCCGCCCATCGGGCCCTGAATAGCTTGAGCGCCCTGTGATAATCCACGCATTGAGTTGTTAAAGCGCTCATTACTGGTGATTGCGCGCCCTAATTCGCTGCGATAAGACCGGGTATTGCCTCGCAGTTCAACTTCGTAGTTCTTTTTGTTCATTATCTTCTCGTAAAGCGCTTATAAAGCTCTTCTACAGACATAGGTTTGATTTGCATTTTGGGGCGATATCCAACGATAAAATCGCTAGATTCGAAGGGTTTATCACCCTTTTTGCTTAAGTAATTTGCCACTTGAGCACGTAAACCAGCCACTTGGAACTGGTCAATTTTGCCGCCGTAGGGCTCGATTTCACCGAATCGCAACCATTCGAGAAGCTTTGACGCACTGAGTCTATCTAGGAGGGAGTCTGCATCTTCGCAGCCTAGCTTTAAGGCCAGCCTAAGTGTGGCTGTTCGATAGGGCTGGCCTACGAGGGGTTTCTTGCTAAATCCTCGTCACTTAGTGGTTCGGGCTCTTCTGATTGAGAGTCATTTTCACTTTTTGGGGGCTGATAAAGAGGGTCTATCCAAGGCATATCAGAAACACTGGCAATTTCTGCAAGCACTAAGGAAATTTTCGACTGTGGGAATGATGCAAGAAACAGAAGGTCAGTTTCACTATCCCACTTTAAAGGTATGCGCCCAGACTTTGTACGTAACGACATTGCAATAGCCTGGTATCTTAGCGCCATTACATTACGCCCTTTCTCTTCTAAGTCAGCATGGGAACGCTGAATAAGATTGAGTTGGTCCATGATCACTACAGCATCTGCTGCAGAAAGCTCAACAATAAGCCAGCGCCCTAACTTGGCTACTGCACTTTGCGCGCGATGCGCGAAGGTTTTATCCTTCGGCATCTTACGCTCAGCGATAAAACGCTTAAAGAAGCCAAGCATTAAACTAGATCTTCTTCAAGAATTGGACCGTCGACTTTTAGCGTTAAGCTTCTGTCTACTTGCCCCTCTTTAGGAATTGCATAACCAACTTTTGTAGTTAGGCATCGGAATGACAACGTTTTAGAAATTGGCGCGGGAAATTGCACCTTTACGTGGTTTTTCGTGCCGTTATGGAAAGCATCAATAATACTTTCAATATCAGTCTGCGTTTCGCGATAACGAACAGTGATATTCCATTCACCGCCATCACGTAAACCGTAATCCGACTCTTTCCAGTCATGTTCGGTACCATACTGGGTTGCATCAACCACTTCACTGGTCATTTCACCAGGATCCATGGTCATAATATTTGCTATTGAATCACCGTAAGAAGTGCCATCATCGGTTGATAAGTGCAATGAGACTAATTTACCCTTCATGATTAATCCTCGTCTAGGTATTGTATTGTGTAAGTAAGCTGCAATTCACCGATAGTCGTTTCACTGTCACGGTCGTATGCAAAGTTGGTTCTATTCATGCCTTCAATCAGGCCGTCTAACTGGGGGTTTTCGCGCAGCAGCTGCTGCACTGCAGTGGCTTTTTGGTCTAATGCATCATCAATATTGCCCGGATCACGAAGCATGATTTCAACAATGACTTGTGCCTCTGTAATTCCGGTATCATCGAAGTCATATTCAGTTTCACCAGAATTAAAGAACACCTTTAACGCAGGTAGTTCATCTTCGAATATCTGCGCTGGAGAGTAATTAAATGTAGTAGAGAAGCCAGCAGGCTCCGCTATCGCGCGGATTGCTTCTCGTATCTGCGAACGTGTGGCCATTACTTAATTCCTAGCGCTTTATCTAATCGCCAGGTCAATTGGCGAAATAGCTCTAAAGGAAAGTCTTTAGCAAGTGAAGCTTCTGTCTCTTGGTTTACAGCGTTCTTAAGCGTTTGCTCTGTGAACTTTGCACCAAAACCAGCCACTTCAATATTCCCTCTGCCCTGACCTTTTCGAACATAAATGTTGCGCAAGCCTTTATTGGTAAATGTGTTTGGCCACTCGTAAGGTCCAACCGCATGACCATCACCTCGCGGCTTAGCGCCTGCCGTTCTTGCAGACAGCCTATTGGTACCGGCCCACACTTTTCCATGTAGACTAGTCGCTTTAGCACGTGTGATTTTCACACGTTGTCTTATAGGTGCTTGCTTAACTTGCATGGCCTTAGAAGCACGGCGAACTATTTTCGTCCGTGACTTTTTAAGGCTATCGTTGATGGTTGCCGCCATTGCACGGTTAACCTCACCTTTTCTATGAGTATCTAGCGCACGACTCATTCGCTTCATTTCAGCTAAGGCTTGTTTTGAGTTAACCGATACAATTTTTGACATTACTAAACACGCTCAAGGATCAAGCTTGTAACTTCGCCGGACTCTTGCTTTGTCACGAAAAGGTATTTAACGCCATTTACCGTGATAGGTTCCCTGCGTTTTATGGCTGGTAGCGATGTTTTCGGTGTGTCGAACTGAACCTGATTAGTGTCTAGTTCACCGAACTCATGCGCTCTGGTGTACAGGTATCCATTCACCTCTACACCAGAGATAACCGCCACATGTTTAAAGTCAGCAAAAAAAACTGACTCCATATCTGCGGCAAGATCATCTTGAAAGCTCATAGCTATTCGCTTTCACCATCGTTCTCTGGACCAAACGCCGCGTCTAAACCGTCATCGATTTTTGGTACTTCGATTTCAGTGTTAGCTTTTGCGTCGACAATTTTACCTTTCGACGCTGCCTGCAGTTCCTTTGCCATCGAAGCATCAATCGAGATGATTGTTTTACTCTTTGCCTTAGGAAAGTAGCTTTTACCCATTAGACGCACACCGCGTGTAAGCTCAAAGCTTACTTTTTTACTATCTCTAGCCATTTTCTTTTACCTTAAAAAAAGCACCCGAAGGTGCTTTGCTAGTTAAAAATTATGTGAATTACTCACCCAAGCAGAAAGCTTGAGGGTGACGAACCGCAACGTCTGCGTCTTGGAACAAACGCATAACAAGACCACCGCTTGCAACTTTGGTAGCGCGATCAGGTACCACGTCAAGCGCACCCCACAAGCCAATTAGCGCTTGCGAGAAGTCACCAAACAACATCTGGCCAGCGTTCATTTGTGTTGTTACTGCAGCGTTGTAGTCGTTAACGCGGCCATTCTGCCAAATGAACTGACCTGTACCTGAAGCTTTCTCAGTTGTTTTAAGCTTGCCACGTAAAGACGGACGCATTAGATAAGCCATGGTGTTAGCATCTGCGTTGGCTTCTGCCACGTCAGTTTCAAATGCAACTGTTTCAGCCCATGTAGGACTATTTGCTGTAGCAAACGCAATTGCACCGATACCGCTGGTGTTAACGATACCTGTAGGCTCATTACCAATGCCCGAACCGTAAAGCGCGCCTTGGTCTAAACCTAAGCTTTGGCCACGCATGATGTCAGCCATAACCAGCGCTTCAATATCTGGCGTAGACTGGTTCATGATACGGCGAGTGATAGGAACTGCA